AGATTGGTATCAGTACAGCCTAGGACTAATGTTAGTGTCAGTGTGGGGTTACAGGAAACTACTAGCACCAGTAGCACAAGCAATGTTGAAATTATACCTAAAGAAATTCTAACTGATTTGGAGAAATATATAATGTCAGTAACTAAGATATTAAAATTTGAAGAAGGCTTTAGAGCTAAGCCTTACTTATGTTCAGAAGGCTATGTGACAATTGGCCTAGGCACTAAGTTGAATAACAAGAAAGGGCTAGACCCTAAAGACTTCCCTTTGGAGGTAGGCTTAGCAACAGCGGAAGCTTTATTATCTGATGAAGTCACTAGAATATACACAAGATTAGAAAGTGACACTTATTCACGTATAGGTAGTATATTTGAAAAGCAAACGCAAGCAAGACGTGACATACTAATGTCTATGATGTATCAAATGGGTGTGCAAGGTGTTTACAAGTTCCGTAATATGTGGAATGCCTTAGAAGCAGAGAATTATGAGAAAGCTTCTGATGAAATGTTGGATAGTGCATGGGCTAGACAAACTCCAGCAAGAGCACAAAGACATGCTCAAGTAATGCTAACTAACTCTACCAACTTAATTTATAAATTTTAGAGGTTGCTATGGATGATGAACTAATTGACTTGTGTAGGCAGTACATAGAAGATAAAGGATTCAACTATCTAGCCAAAGAAGGTCAAATAGTTCATTTTATGTCAGTTACAGGGCGTAAGAGTGATTTTATTTGGCATAAGTATGGCATAAACGAAATCCTAAGAATCATAAAAGCTATGAAGCTGTCTAGTGAACAAGCTAAAGAGCTTAGAGAACATCATCTAATCAGTGCTTTTCAAGAGTTAGGAAGAGTTTATGAATTTGGTGTAAAATCTCGTCATACTACTGCTGAGGGTATATTCAACTATACTGAACATAGTGAAATGTCATTAGGTGATGAAGCTATGGGCTTACTGGTTGAGTATTTACAAGCAAACGGTTTTAGTGCATTAATAATGCGTGATGTAATAGATGTCTTTAGTCACATAGATAACAAACTAAAACTAAAACTTAGCAGTAAAGAACAAAGAGAGCTTATGTACAAGCACTTTGAATCGGCTGGGTTCCTTATGAAAACAGGTGCTAATCGTCCTTTAATATTTGGAAGAAAGCAACCAGCTATCATAATGCCTAAAGCTAAACCTGCTGAGGTAGTAGAGATAACTTTAGCAACTAGAAATAGTATAGTAGCTAAAATATACGGAGAACTAGCATAATGGCTAAGAGTGTTTGTTTAGAGAAAATCAATTGCCCTGATTGCTCTGTACAACCAAACACTCACCTTCAAACGTACAATAACAAGGATGAATCATTAGGCATAGAGTGGATAACTTCATTCTGTCATGGAGAGTGCTGGGAACAGAAAGGCAATCCATATGAAGGCAAGAAAGCGATTCCTAAGAAGAAGTTTAAAACAAAGGAAGAATTGGAAGCAGAAACAAATGATGTTAAAGCTTGCAAAATGTTCAAACCTATCAAACCCTACAGAGGAATACCACCAGAGTTTTACCTTAGCTGGTGCTGCAGACTCTTGTTGTCCGAGTTTGATGGTAGGACTCCCTACGGCATTGCATTCCCATATTCTGATTTTGGGAAGCTTTGTGGGTGGAAAGCCAGAGTCTTTAAACTAAAAGGTAATGGTAAGAAGTCTATGTATGCTATAGGCAGGACTGCTAATGCTGACCCTTTTGGTTTAGAAAGAGCTTTAAAATGCCTAGAAGATACCCTATGGATAACCGAAGGTGAGTTTGATGCAATAGCATTAGATTATTGTATGACTTTGGTAGGAGATAGAAAGATGTACCCTGTAGTATCGCTAACTGCTGGCGGAGGGAGCATTGAGAAAAACCTAGACTATATAGAAACTCGTGTTAAGCGAAAGATTAAATATTTAGCTTTAGTACTAGATGACGATGAAGTAGGTAAATTAGCAGAGGAAGCAGCCCGAGAGCTTTGGGGTGATATGGTAATAATCATTAAGAAACCAAAAGGTAGCAAAGATGCAAACGATGCGGTAAAAGCAAATCAGGCTGTTGAAATGGGCAAGTTAGCCCTTAACTTTAACAGAAGATAACATATGAATAAATTAACAGACAGAGAGGTAGAAGAACTTGAAATCTTAGATACTTCTTCGGTGGAGCAGATACCACCAGAATATTACGAAACGTATGCTTGTGATGGCATATATACCAGTTTATTAGGAGAAACCAATGGCCAAGAGATTATTTTGTAGTGATATTGAAGGGGATGACCTTTTATATGGAATCACTAAGATATGGTGTGGCAGTTTCCAAGAGTTGTCACCTACAATGCAAGACAAAGGCAAAATATTTACTGAGACTCAGTATGAACCTATAAAAGAACTCTTTGCCAATCCTGAAAACATCATGGTAATGCACAATGGCATAGGCTATGATAAACCAGCTCTAGAAAAGGTTTTAGGCTTTAAAGTAGAAGCTGAAATAATTGATACCTTATTCTTATCATGGTATTTGTATCCAAAGAACAGATTTCATGGGTTAGCTGTATGGGGTGAAAACTTAGGTATTCCTAAGCCACCTATAGACGATTGGGAAAACCTGTCATTAGAAGAATACATACATCGTTGTGAAGAAGATGTAAAGATACAGACATTATTATGGAAACAGATATGGAAACATCTTTTACTTCTTTATGGTAATGCAAAAGATTGCTGGCATGCAATAAGACATTTAAACTTTAAAGCTAAATGTGCAGCTATGCAAGAAAAGGCTAGATGGAAGTTAGATATACCAAAAGCAGAAGAACTACAACAAAAGTTTGATGGCATGCACAGTGCTGCTAAAATAGCTTTAGAAGCTAAAATGCCTAAAGTTCCTGTAAAAACTAAGAAGACTAGACCTAAGAAATGTTTCAAAACAAATGGACAACTATCAGCTCTTGGACAGAAATGGAGTGACTTAGTTGAAAAGCAAATACCAGAAGAAGACTATGATTATGGTAGACCAGTAGATTATGCAGGTACTATTACTGTAGTAACTAAGTATAAAGAACCCAATGCAGGTTCATCTTCTCAGTTAAAAGCTTGGCTAACTTCTATGGGTTGGGAGCCTGAAAGCTTTAAGTTTGTACGTAATAAAGAAACAAACGAAACAAGGCAGATACCTCAAATAAAGAATGTTGAAACTGGAGAACTTTGTGAAAGTATTGAAAGACTTATACAGTATGTGCAAGCACTTGAACATTTAAGAGAAATGACTGTTGTTAAGCATAGAAGCGGTATATGTAAAGGTTTATTAGACAATATTGATGAAGATGGTTTTGTTGTTGCTGGTGTACAAGGTCTAACGAATACTTTAAGATTTAAACATAGAGTATGTGTAAACCTACCTTCAACTCGTAAACCTTATGGTAAAGAAATACGTAGTCTTTTAAAAGCTCGTAGTATTAACCATGAATTATGTGGCTCAGATATGTCTTCATTAGAAGATAGAACCAAGCAGCATTATATGTGGAAACATGACCCTGAATACGTACTAGAAATGCAGGCGGATGACTTTGACCCGCATCTAGATATGGCTTTAGCAGCTAACTTAGTAAACCGAAAAGAAATAGCTTTCTACAAAGGTTTTGATAAGTTAAAGTTTGATGAAAGTACTGTTGAATATGCTGAAATGACACGTATTGGTAAACTACGTCATGGTGGCAAGTCTACTAACTATGCTGCAACATATGGTGCTAGAGGGCCAACCATAGCACGTTCTGCTGGTGTATCAGAAGAAATAGGCGACCAACTATTTGAAGCTTACTGGGTACGTAATTGGGCATTAACAGCTATTGCTGATGAATGTATAGTTAAGAACTCGCGTGGTATGAAGTGGTTATGGAATCCTGTAGCTAAGCTATGGCTTTACTTGAAAGCTGAGAAAGATAGATTTTCTACACTTAATCAGTCTACTGGTACATATTGCTTCGACCGTTGGGTACACTACATTATAGAACGTAGACCACAGCTTACTGCTCAATTCCATGATGAAGTTGTATTAGAAATTAAGAAAGGCAACAGGGAAGCTATGACTAAAATCTTAAAAGATGCAGTACAAGATGTTAACAAAGAACTGAAACTTAATCGTGACCTTGATTGCGATGTAGATTTTGGAAAGGATTATTCGGAGATACACTAATGTTAGATAGACATTGTATCGCCCCTCATGAGTACAACGAGCTAGAACTGGTAGAAGCTGGAATTAAACCTTTAGCTATAATCTACCATAATAAAAACCCTAAAATGTATAGGGCAGCTTGTCGTACTCATTTACCTAGAAAACTAGTTAGGGGTGGAGTAATAGCAGTAGCTACTGAACAAGAACATATACTTAACTATGAATACTTAGTAAATAATTTAGAGAAGTGTGCCCGAGAACAACATCAAAGATGTATGGGTAAACTTTTAGGTTATGATAATAATGACGTAGAAGAGTTTATTAAATCAGAGATAGGCATGACCTGTACTTGTATAGAATGTGGAGGAAAACCAAAATGAAATATTATTTAAGTGACATAAAAGAAACTGACAAAATGAAACGATGCTATCCAATAGCTGTCACTATTGGAAGATGCTACGAGTGGACAGGCTCAACCTTTCTTAATGACTTAGGAAAAACAGAGCTTGTTTGTGATTACAGCTGGGTAGGTATGAATGGAGAAAGATTAGACAGTGATTTAGGTACAGACATTATGCCAAAAGCTAGTGAAAATCAAGTGGGTGGTGGACACTACCTTGAAATGGGCTTACAACCTCTTGAAGCTTGCTACAAACTTTATGGGTACAAAGGCTTAAAAGCTGCTATCTTTACTAAGGTTATGAAGTATATTAATCGTAATAAAGATAATGAAGTAGAGCAACTAAAGAAAGCTCGTCATTGCATAGATATACTTATTGAGAAAGCTGAAGAAGAGGCTAATAAATAAGTACTAATGACAACTGAAACAACGCTAGCACCACCTAAAAACAAACCTTGGTTTGAGTGTACTAATGAAGATTGCAACAACAGGTTTCAAGGTTATCATGGAAAGATTGGCTGTAAGTGCCTAAGTTGTGATGACCTCACTCCTGAACATATAAGGCAAACAAATGATAACAGAGAAAGTAAGGTGTCAAACTAAGAAGACAATACCTACTTATGATTACCCTGCTGCTGTACAAGCGGCAGAGGCTCAAGCTGAAATATTTTGGCTACCTACTGA